CTCGGGTCCCATTTTCATCCATTGGATATTTTGCAAAATGGTATCAATATCCAAGTAGGCGACCAGACCTATCTCAGAATCACGCACTCTCCTCTTAAGGAAAGAAACGTCAAAGATGGTCCTATCGACCTCCTGCGAGAAATCCGAGTTCTTCTGCTCATCAGTATACTTGAACCCAAGCTCCGCCAATGCATTAGCCATGGAGGCATTGGATACAAGATCGAAATTCCACCCTTCATGAACGCCACGAATGATCGAGAACACTGTGTCATCACCAAAATCAGTAATGCGTATATATCCCTTACACAACGAAGTGTAAATGAAGTGAGCAACCCTTGCTTCAGAGGCACCCTCACCAAGAACAATTTTCGCTATAGCCTGAAGCTTCGCAAAAGTGTTGGTCTTCGAGTTCTTGGGGGTGGTAATATTGTCACCAGACGGGTTACCATTGGACCATTGTATGAGGTTACCCTTGACAGCCACAGTTGGATAAGTGCTGGAGATAAGGATGTTCTCAGCAATCTGCTTTTGTTCCTCCGTCCAATCAGCCCGGATAAATTCCTCATTGACACGGCGGACAATATCCATATGCCATGGTGAAAGGTCCTTATCAAAGCCCGAATAGTCGCCAGCAAAAACCCGGTCATCGGGATGTCCATTATGACGCCAATTCACAAAAGCTCGCAAATCAGCTTCATTGGACATATCAATCCCAACCACCGAGCAATTGAAAAGCCGGTTACGTGGGTCCATGAACCAATCTATGAAAGGTCCAAAGTACATACGAGTCAAAACAGTGGCGCTCACGGGCGATGCCATGATCATGCGTGTTTTCAACGACTTGACACGGTCCTTGGGCCGTAGCTCATCCTTAGGAAAGACCATATAGATAAAATCTACAGGTGTAGTCTTAAGGTGCTCATGCATTTCGGCAACAACTCCACGCAACTGTTCACACTCTTCAGTGTTGAATGTCCACTCGTCGGTACCAAAGATGCTCCTTTTCTTGTCCTTAAAGTAAAGCCCATCAGGAAACCCAGCTGATGTAGCTCGAGTTAAAGGGGCTAAATTAGGCCAACGCCACTTATACCCACCACAAGCCTGCTCGAAATTGAGGGGGCCAGGATGGTTATACGGCTGAGTGAACTTCTTAAGATACCTAACGAATGCATTTGCAGCACCCGCGTAAATGTTCATATTTGGCATGATGGATCCTCGGGAGTATTGAACAATGTTCTTAACTACTGGGTCTACCAAGACACCATCAACATACTTAGGCGTCAGAACGGCTGGGTACTTGTCAACGCCGACACCGTCGATCACACCTGCCAGAGGCGAACGCTTGTACTGGGTCTTAAGATGCAATATAGGGGTTTCGC